ATCCCAAACTCAGCGCTTGGGCTTGCGCTTGCGGGAAGCCTTCTTGGCTACGCGCTTGCGCTTTTCATCCGTGAACTTCTCTGCATGAACGAGACGCCACCAGCGTTCGTTCCATGCGTTGGCCATCAGATCTCTCCGAACGTGGCCTGGTACTTGTAGATCTCGTCCGCCACCTGGCCGCGCTGCGTGTCTGTGCAGTCACGGGTCAGGATCAGGGCGAACGTCTGGACGTCGAGCGGGGGCTGCGCACCCTGGCGATTCAGGGTTTCAGCGCAATCCTCGAGACGCACGAACTGCATGGGCTTGGTCATGGGACACCTCCAGGAAAGAACCTGAGGAACGCTCAGGCCTGCAACGAAGCAGGGATGCCGGCAGTTAGTCACCTCCTGCCGGAGATCCGCACCGCGTCACTCGACGACGACGGAGATCGCGTTGCCAGCCAGGCTCTCGACCTGGCGGCAGATGGTCTCGAACTTCGACCGCCACTTGGCGGCCTCAGCCCGCATCGACTCCTCAGACACGACACTCAACGCGAGCTGGTCGCGGAACGTCGTGACCTCAGCCTGCGCCGCAACGAGCTGCGACTTGTAGGTCGCAAGTTCGGCGGTCGCCGAGCCGAGCTGGCGGTGCATGTTCTGGGCCGCCAGGAAGCTGATGGTTCCGGCGCAGAGCCAGAAGCACAGCACGATCCACTTCACGAAGGACGTAACGAAACGCATGGGACACCTCCACAGAAACTCCCATCCGGCCGGTGGCTGACTGCCACCTAAGAGCCGGACGGGAAATGCGGTTGGTGGGATGTCCCGTCGTCCTCTACAGCTACTCGCCAACCCCCGAAAACAAGGGCTTTTTGAAGGTCAGCGAAATCCGCCCAGCCCACAGGCGACTGAGCGGGGTTCGCGGGCCGCCAGTCTCACGCGATCTCCCGATACCATTCCGCCTCGCGCTCAGCCTCTTCGCGCGTTGCGTGGGACGATGCGGTGTCGTAGCCCGGCGGAAGCTCGAAGTCCTTGAGCGCATTGAAGCCCTCAGGGAACGGCCCGACCGCGACTGCGGGATAGTCAGGGCCGTAGATAACCAGATAGCGATCCATCGTCAGTCCTCCTCAGGGAAACTGCCCTCATCAGTCACCGCCTTACGGTGAGACCCGCCGAAGCGGGTTTCGGGCTAGGCGACCTTCGCCGCCTTCTCAGCCTTAGCAGCGCGCATTGCAGCCATGTGCTGCAGCATTCGCTCGTGCTGGGCCACCTTGTCCCGGATCCGGAGCTGCTCGTCCGTCAGGTCGTCGAGGGCCCAGTCATGGGCTTTGACCCGGCGGTCGATGTCCAGCATCCATGCGCCTATGAAATAGGCCGACACACAGGCGGCACCAAAGGCACCGATTTGCACGGCATTCGCATTAATCAGAGCGAACGCCTCATGCCCGGCCTGCACGAACAGATCAAGAAACTCCATGACACACCTCCACAAAGTGCGGGGTCGGGCCGGGAGAGCGACAGCTCCCCGAAGAAACCCAATCCCCGCGTGTACGGGTAGATAGGGGTGTGTGCATCCTGCAAAGGCGCAGGGTGAGCAGCACTTAGTCACTTCGTGCTGCTGGACCTTGAGCCCTTAGCCCTCTAGGGTCTCTCTGCCATCCCAATAGGAGTAGGTGTATTCACCATCCTCCAGTGTCTCCTGGAACTGGACCTCTCCGAGCCAGGTCCACTGCCAGTCCATGAGCCAGTCAGAGAGAGGCTCCATACCTAAACGGCTCAGGGCATTGATGAGCCAGAGCTTGATGTGTGCAGCGATCGGCATTGAACACCTCCAAAGGAAAGGGAACAGAATCACCTGCAAAGGCGCAGGAGCTCACCCAGAGACCGAAGTCTGCTGGGTGGCCTCGCGAGCCTTTGGCTCAGACCCAGTCCTCATCCTCCTCTCGCACCTCTTCGAGGTACGCCTCAAGGCGCTCTGCGTCGCACTGGGTGCAGACGAAGAGCCGAGAGTCCTCGACCCGACCTTCCTTGTCGGTGAACTGGTTACCGCAGCAGGTGCAGCTGATGTACATGGCGTTGCTCCATGTCAGTCAGTCCTCAGCGAAGTGCTGTGGTCGCTGCTGACACAAGAACTCGCCAGGCCTTGAAAGCAGGGGGAGGACGACCAGTAGTTATGCCCCGCTACTGGGGGGTGAGCATGCTCCGTTCGCAGCCGTCCCACGCAAACCCTTGTGCAGCACGGGCTTGCGGCGGGCCATGACCCCACCCCTCAGGCCCCCATTCGCCGCCCCAGTATATATACGTACACCCCCTGGATTTTTTCCCAAATTCATTGAGTCCGCGTTGCGCACTGACCTCCCAGCCGTATACTGGGCGCATGTCCAGCGTCCCTCCAGCGAAAGGATTCCAATGATTTCCGCGACGATCACGGGCAATATCGGGAAGGTTCAGGAGCTCAAGACCACCCGAGCCGGCAAGCCGATGCTGTCGTTCTCCGTTGCCTCGACCTACAAGCCGAAGGATGGCGGCGAGCCGCAGACTACGTGGGTGGATGTCGTCTGCTTTGACGAGCAGGCTGACATGGTCTCTCAGAGCCTCCAGAAGGGCGACCGAGTGGTCGTGACCGGCAGGCTGGCCCTGGAGAACTACCAGAAGAAGGACGGCACTCCGGGCTCCTCATTGCGTCTAGTAGCCGACGAGGTGGGCAAGAGCCTCAGGTGGTCTGGCAAGGGTCGCCAGACCGTGTCGGCGGGTGTCGAGGTCGTTGACGACGTGATCCCATTCTGATGCGCCTCAACCTGCTGTTACTCCTGTGCTTTTGCGCTGGCGTGCTGCTGGCGGCGGCGGTATCACACCTATCGCCGTCGCCAGCGCCGCCTGCTTTTCTGGAGCGGCCATGAGCGGTCCCCTGATCGCCTTCACCGGGATCATCTACCTCTACGTCTCCCTGGACCAGTTCCGGCGGGGCAATCCCGGCATGGGCATCGCTTACATGGGTTACGCCTTCTCGAATGTCGGGCTGTACCTGTTGGCCCGGTAAGAGGCCATAAATCCCGTGAGGGATTGCATGGCGAAGAACTTCATCGGCCGCGAAGACCCATTCCTGGACAACGAGCGCGTTGTCTACGGCGGATTTCCGTCCGTCGAGGGCGCCGTGCAGTCGCTGACTGGCGTGGCCCTGCCGTTCGTCGATCTGTCGCGTGGCAAGGGCATCGCGCCGCTGGTGAGCAATGCCGCAACGGTCGGAGAGGGCGTCCTGCGCCGGCTGTCCTCTGCCCCATCTATGCCGCCGGCCGAGAATGCCCTGATGCCGCAGGGCCCCGTCCAGGAAGACAGAATCCGCCAGCTTCGCGACGCCTATCTCGCCGAACAGCGCATGGCTGCCGGGCGCGGCAAGGCCATCAACCCCAGCCAGGAGTAGCCCTGCGCCTGGCGCGGGCATGAACTGTGTATGGGATTTCCCGCCGCCGTACAGTCGACCAGGGACGCGCAGCGCAAGCAGGCAGCGGAGCGAGCTGCTGGAATAGCGAGAGCTGAGGCCGAGCGTCTCGGATACACGCAGCAGCCTGGCGCCGGGTCGTCGTACATCGCAGACCCAGACGAGACGCCAGCGGCGGTTGCCGACTTCATCGAGGGGCAGCACGGCACGCTCGAAGACATCCCCAGCTGGGCCAATCCGCAGGAATACGCGCAGGCCGGCGCCGAGTACGCGAAGGGCGACGCGGCTTCGCTCACTGGCGACGGCAGGTTCCGCGAGTCGCAGTTCCTGATGCACCCGCGCCGGTTCGAGTACATGCAGGACGTAGGGCGCGCCGTAGATCTGCTGCGCGGGCTCAGCGAGAAGGATCAGCGGGCCGGCGCCGATATGTCCGCCAAGTCTTCGGCGGAGCGCGCGCTCGACTTCTGGGACAGCAGCAAGGGCGCGCAGACGACGAGGCAGGATTACCACCGGGCCAACTACCAGAGGTACGGCGGCGCAGAAAAGGGCGCGGCGGCACTAATAACCAATCGCCTGTCTCCCATCGCGCACTACCTGCAAAAGACGGAGATCCTGCCGAAGGCGCTGGCTTTCAAGGCTGAGCCCGGTGCTTCGTGGATGGACGCGTTCGGCCGGGCCAGCGGCAACAACGAGATGATGAAAAACGTCCAGCTCGGGGAGGTCCCAGTCCTGGACATGGCTACGCCCGCAAGCGGCGAGGACCAGGCGGTCTACGACGCCCGCTACGCCCAGCGACTCGGCGACCTGACGGACGCGTATATCAACACGCTTCCGCCCAGCGACCAGTACGTCGCCAATTCGCTGTACGGGACGGAGGTGCCTACGTATACGGCGGACATCATCGGGACCGCCAGGAGCGCGCTCGATGGCACTGGCATCGCGAGCCTCCTGACCGGACTGCCGGTAGCAGCCGTCAGCAAAGACGGAGTCCTAAAGGGGCTGCTGCGACAGGGCCTGCAGGAGGCGGTGCCTGAGGCTGGGTTCACGACAGCCGTCAACTCCGTGCTGCCGGCGCGCACGCCGTCGTATTCGGCGTACTTCATGCAGCCAATGCCGGCCGAAGCGCCGACTAGCGCAGAGGACCGCAACAGGGCGGAGGTCATTGCCGAATCGCTCGGCAGAGACCAGCACGATTCTCTCTGGAATGAGCGCAACAAGGCGCACCGTTCTGTCGTCGGCTCGCTTCTCGACTACCTTCCGTCGTCTCCGACGCTGTGGGGCGCGGTTCAGTGAGTCGAGTTCCGGGAGCGCGTGCGCGATACTCGCTGTATCGCCCGCGACCATAAACTCCCGGAGAGACAGTGATGAGCGACGAAGCGCTCCTTGATTCGACCCCCGCAGAGGTTACCTCCGATGTCGGCAGCTCGCAGCCGGAAGCAAGCCCGCAGCCAGCAGAGTCATCGCAGCCGACGCAGCAGCAGCCGGCAGCGCAGCAAGACGTCTGGTCCTCCTTCCGCGCTCTCCCTGACTTCAAGGGGCAAGACGACCGTGCGATCGCTGGGCGCCTCTACGCAACTCTCGAGCGAGAGAAGTCTGCAACAAAAGCTCTCCAGCAATACCAGCAGCTCATCCCATACGCCCAAGAGTACCTGAGCCACAGGGAGCAGTTCGAGAAGTGGCGCGGGCAGCAGGACCGACCTGCGCCCCAGCAGGCGGCCCCTGCGCCGATGCAGCCCGAGCAGCACAAGTGGTGGAACCCGCCGGAGCTGCGCGAGAGCTACAAGCGCTACCTCGTCAAGGACGAGAACGGCCGAGAGGTCATCGACCCCAACGCCCCGCTCGACGCGAAGCACGCTCTGTACGAATACCAGAAGTACAAGGCCGACTTCGCGCAGAAGTTCCTCTCTGACCCGCAGGCCGCCATCGGCCCGATGGTCGAGCAGGTCGCCACCGAGCGGGCGCGACAGATCGTCGAGCAGCAGCTGCGCGAGGCCAGCGAGCAGGGCTACGTCCAGAACCTCGACCAGCAGAATCGCGACTGGCTCTACGGCCAGGACGGCACGCCCACGCGCGAAGGCCTGATGATCCAGAAGTACATCCAGCAGGCAGCGGAGCGCGGATTCACTACGCCGCAGTCCCGCTGGGAGTACGCCTGCGACATGGTCGAGCGCGATTTGCTGCGCGAAGTCATGGACGCACGGCAGGGACAGCAGCAGCGGCAGCAGTTCCAGCAGGCTCTTGGCGCACCGCAGCAGATGGCTCCGGCCACTCAGGGTGCACCAGAGGCCTCAGCGCCGGCACAAAACCAGGCGGAGAAGGACATAGATTACTTAAGGAGGGAAGCGATTAGGAATCCGAGTAGGTCAGGACCTCCTTCGGATCCTCGCATTCCCAAAGGACCTATGACCTTTGAACAACGTCTTCGTGCTCAGATGGCACGGGACGGCATCGCCTGAAAGGTAAAACATGCCATCGAGCACCGACTGGGCCCGCACTATTGGGACGACGCTGGTCACGCACCTCAAGGAAGAGGAGCTGACCACATTTCGCAAGTTCAAGGTGTTCGCTGCCCTCGAGGCAAACGGCAAGGTGGCGATGAACCAGGGCGGTCGTGGTTTCGACTGGCAGGTTCGCTATAAGAATCAGCCCGTCGCCTCGAACAACGGCGAGTCGCCTCGAGTCTTCGCTCGCCACAATTTGTGGCAGCGAGCGGTCCTCCCGTATCGCGGCTATACCGTCACCGACATGGTGACCAAGCGGGAGATGCTCGAGAATCGTGGCGCTCAGGCGCTGATCGACATCGCTGGCAAGATGGCCAGCCGCCTGCAGGAGTCGATGGAGCAGCACCTCAGCCGCGAGGTCTACATCGACGGTAACGCGCAGGGCAACGAGAACCGGTGGCACGGCCTTGAGTCGATTTTCGCCACCGACGGCACCGTCAACGTGACGACCGGTGCGAAGCGTGCTGCCAACGCCGCCGATCCGTTCGGCTGGGCGAAGGACGAGTACGCCGGCCTCTCGACTGAGCTCGGCGCTCTCTCGGGCGGTCAGCTCGCTGCTGGCTCGTGGCCGTACGTTCCGGTCGACCCGGACTATGACTACTACAGCCCGCTGGTCGTGAACTACACCAGCACCTACTTCGGTGGCGCTACCGCCACGTGGAAGGATCAGTGCATCGAGGCGATCCGCGAGGGCGTCAACCACGCGAAGCGCAACGACACTCGCGAGAACCAGATCGACATGATCCTCGTCGATCGCAAGATGTACATCCAGTTTCTCAACCGGCTGGACGCTCGCGAGCGGGCGATCGTGTCGAAGAGCAACGGCCTCCGCAGCTACGGCTTCGGGGATGTCGTGGAACTCGACGGCATCGAGGTCTCGACGGAGTACGGCGTTCCTGCGAACACCGGCTACGGGCTTTCGATCGGGAACATGGAGATGAAGTGCATGGAGTCGCAGCTTATGGTGCCGGAAGGCCCGTACTACAACGAGGAGCTGCAGGCCCACCGATTTGCGGTCTCCGTGCTCGCCAACCTGAAGTTCAAGAGCCCGCGCAACTTTGTGAAGTTCGCGGCCATCGCCTGACCCACCCTCTGAAGGAGAAGTGACGACAGATGAGTACGTTGACTGCTGATCCCGGATTCGCTCGTGGGCAGGTGCTCGGCATTACCTGGAAGGCGTATGACGCCGAAGCCGGTGATGGCTCGCACATCGTGGGCACCCGCAAGGTGTTCCGTGACGAGAACCCCACGAATGGCGTCCTCAACAGCAACCGCACCGTCGAGTGCATTGCTGTGAAGAACACCAGCGGCTCGGCCCTTCTGCCCGGCCAGGTCGCCAAGTTCAAGGACTCGGCGATCCTGTCGGAGGTGGACGGCCTTGCGGTCGCCGCCACGACCCTCATGGGCGTCGTGGACGAGTACCTGCCGGCCGCCGGCGTCAAGGACGGTGAGGTGTTCTGGCTGGTGGTTCGCGGCCCCTCGACGGTGACGAAGACCGCCACCAGCGTGGCTGCCGGCGCCTCCTACGGCCCCTCCGCCACCGCTGGCTCGGCCGCTGCTCAGGGCGCCAACGCCCAGCTCGGCTTCGCCATCGCCACGAGCGCCACGACCTCCGGTCGCATCCTCGTGCGCACCAACGCCGGGTTCTGAGTCTTGTCAGTAGCGTCGCGAAGATTGGCCGCAGGTGGGGAAGGGACGCCTCACCTGCGGCCTTTTCTTTTTAGGGTGAATCATGAACGACAAGATCTGCCGTGAGTGCGGGGAAACCTACCCGCTGTCCGCCGACCACTGGAAGAAGAAAAAGACCGGCCAGTGGGATTCGCTATGTCTCATCTGTCGCGCTAAAGTCAACAGAGGCAAGCGGTCCAAGAAGCGCGAGATGGACATGCACGCCATTGAGGCGGGCGCCGTCGGGGCGTTTCTGAAGACCGCGCAGCGCGGCGGAGACAACATCCCGCACTCCAGCGAGCTGCTCGAGCGGCTGATGGAGTATTTCGGCGGTGCGGGCGGATTCGCCTCGTTGGTGGTCAAGCAATACTTCGACTCTCCAGCCGGCGGCGCCCACCGAACAAAGCTGCTGGAGGGTGTTGTGCGGCTGGTCACCAAGAACACAGAGCTGGGCGGAGCCAAGAAGCCTCTGAACCAGTGGACGGACGAAGAGATCGAGCAGGAGCTGGACGCCCGACTCAGGATGCTGGCGGGCGGTTACGAAGGGAGAATCGTCAATGCCCAAGCGAAGCCGCCGGAAAGGCCCTCAGATTTCGCCGCTGCCCTCCGTCTCCCGGCTGGGGGAGTACCAGAAGTCGCAGCTGAAGGAGCTGCAGGCGGAGCTAGCGAGCCGCCAGATCGAGGCCCTGAGGCTGTATGCGCCGACTCCGCAGCAGGCGGAAATGCACGCGTGCAGCGCAAGCGAAGTAATCGTTCTGGGCGGAAATAGATCGGGCAAGTCTCTTTCGACGTTTGTCGAGGACGCCCGCGCGGTCACTGGCGCTGATCCGCACAAAAAGTACCCGGAACGCGACGGCAATCTCGTCATTGTCGGGCGCGACTGGAAGCACATCGGCATGGTCGTCTACCCGATGCTGTTTAGAGCCGGAGCATTTAAGATCATCCGCGACGAGACTACTGGGGCCTGGCGGGCCTACAACCCGTCCACCGACTCTAAGCGATCGGCTGACGCCAAGCCCGCTCCGCCGCTCATCCCGCCACGCATGGTCAAGAAGATCTCGTGGCTGCTCAAGAGCGCGCGCTATATCCAGTCGTGCGAGCTGACCACTGGCTGGACTATCTACTTCTTCAGCTCTGAGGGCGAGCCCCCGCAGGGCTTTCAGGCCGATCGCGTCCACATCGACGAGGACTTGTCGTCTGAGGCGTGGCTTCCGGAAATGCAGGCTCGTCTTGCTGACCGCAAGGGGCGCATGTGCTGGAGCGCCATGCCGCACAGCAAGAACGATTCGCTCGCAGGCCTGGCTGAGCGCGCAGACTCTGCAGTCCAGGCGGGGAACCCAAATCCAGACATCGTCAAGTTCGTCCTTAGGTTCCTCGACAACCCGCACATCGACGCCGAAGAGAAGCGCAAGAATCTCGAGCGGTGGGCGGCTCTTGGCGACGACGTCCTGCGCATGCGCAGCGAGGGCGAGTTCGTAACCGATTCGATCCTGTGCTATCCGACGTTCACCATGAC